CTCTATAAGGACACTTATTGAATGCTTTAAAGATATCTTTGAATTCTGGACAGATTCTATCCTTTATAGGACTTAGCTTCTTTAATATATCAATCATTTCTACTTCAGGTAATACCTTTAGCCAGTCACCAAAGTATTCCTCTTTAGTCATTCTTTCTTTATCTATTCTTTGTTCATAATAAAAAAATAAGGGGAAGCAAACTACTGTTCACTTCCCCTTATATTAAATGAATAATTCCTTTAACCTTTGAAACTCTTGTTTGTCTATGAGAGACTTATAATAATCTGAATAGTCTTTGCATTTTCCTAAATCAGGAATAATAGGAATAAATCCTGTTCTCTCTGCCAGTCTCTTGGTATTTAGAATACCAGGAGTATCAGTATCAAAGCTAACATAGATTTTATTGTATCTAGACTTTAGGTTATTAATTGCAGTATCACTCATATCATATCCTTCACCTTGTACTGCCAGGGTTGGTATAAACAGTTGACAAGATACACATAGTGCATCTTTAAGTGAAGAACATATTATGAGTTTGTCTCCAGTCTTTGGAATTTTAGACCATAAGGATATAACACTTCCATTATGACCATTAGCCCATTTATATTCCTTACAAAGTGGCTGATAAATCTTAATAGTAGTGTTATTATCTTTATGTTCTACAAAGGCATAAGCTAATTTAGCTGCTCCAAACAGATTCCTTTTTCCATGTTTGATAACAATCTTATGACTAATAGGGTATACTTCAGCCCACTTAAGCCACTTGAGAGTAATGCCGTAGCTTTCCCAGTAAGCAATATCATAGTCTTTCCAATCTCTTACTTTACATTCAAGTTTTATATCACTATTATACTCATGTGTGATATGCATATTACATCTGGTAGCAGTAACTTTTACCTTACTGCCTTTTACCATTCTGTTATATACATCTTCTAAGCATTCAGTATAAGAGCAATTCATTACTCTCATTAATAAATCAAAGACTCCTCCTCTTTCATTAGTACTATAGTCTATCCAGTGTATTCTTCTTCCATCTGAAGTATGAAATCCAAATGATGGATTCTTATCTTCTCTTAGTGGAGAGTTTATAACACAAGGTATCTCACTAATACCAAAATAATAGGATACTATATCTGCTTCTGTTACTCTCTTTAGTATATCTTCAAGAGTGACTGATGACTTTCCAACCCCTATAGCCATAATCTTATTATCTAATTATATTTCCCAAGGACTCTGTTCTTCATTCTGTGCACTAAATGGATCTGCATCACCAGCAGGAGTTGCAAAGTTAGTAGCCTCTACATTATACTCCTTAAGCTCACAAATCTCAAACTCAGTAGTAGGATATGCACCTGCCTCCTTACGCTCATTTACATCCTTAGAAAGACGATCAAAGTTAGTAGAGCCATTACGCAATACCATCTGAGTATAGATAGCCTGATACTGCTTGCCATCATCAGTAGTGCGAACACCATAAAGAAGCTTAACCTTATTCTTAGGCATAAGTGCAATTGCATCCTTAATCTCCTTTATATTACCAGAGAAATAGTCTGCAATATGCTCAAGACGGCACTCATAATCCTGAGGATTCTCCTTCATCTCCCAAGTACCATTCTTGTAGCTCATAACATTATCAATGTTAAGATATGCCTTAAGGAAGTTAGTAAGGTCTTCCTCACCTACATAAGCAGGACGATAATCCTTATCAATGTTAGCAGGACCATTAGAATACTCAGGAATTACATGATTCTTAGCATCTTCTACTCCTACCCAGCAAGTACGACCATACTTATCAATTACCTGTACCTTAGACTTATCACGATTATAGCGTGCTTCCTTACGAAGGAAGAATACAAGCTTAGATGTCATCTCAATATTATTACATACTGTAGGATCAGTTCTAGTAATAAAGTCCAGACGAATATAAGGAACCTGTTTACCATCAGACTCCTGAGTACCAGTATATTCTGGATCTTTATCAAGAGTACGGTCATAAATACTCTCAAGTTCAGACTTAGTAGGATTTACACCAAGAATGTATGATGAACCTATACCCATATATCGCTTAACTTCTCCACCTTCAGTAGATTCCTGTACTTTACCAAATGCCATAAATACAAAACCTAATTTATTAATAATATCCATTGTTTTATCTGTTTCTTTAAATTGTTAGTATAGGTGCCTTAGATCCTAAAATCTAAGACACTTATTGATTATTACATGCCAAAAGGATTATCATTCTCCTCAGTTACCTGTGCTGTCTGCTCTGCATCTACATCAAAGTCAGAACCAGCAGAAGGAGTTTCAGTAGGAACATCAATAATCTCACTCTCTTCTACAGTAAGAGTATAGTTGTTCTTCTCCTCATTATATACAAGACAAGGAAGAGGCTCCCAAGTAGTCTTAGTAAGCTGCTTACCAGTCTTAGCATCAATGCAAGGAGTTCCATTCTCCTTAACAGCAGGAGATACTACCTTCTTTACAAGCTGCTCAGTACCAAGACCAAGGAACTTACACTTAATACCACCCTCAAGCAGAGAGATAGCCTCATCAAGCTCTGCAATCTCTGCATCAATCTTAGCCTTCTGCTTAAGAAGAGTAGTCTTACGAGAAACCTTAGGGTTTACAATCTGAGCCATACGCTTAATATCAGCGAAATCACGTGTAGAAATAATCTTTTTCATTTTGTTTATGTTTTAAAAGGTGAAATAATTGTTTATTAATTGAATTTTCTTATTATTATCAAGTGCAATTAACCATATAGTCAATTGCTTTAAACTAGATGTATTTGATATTAACATCATTCTGTTAAGACTATCAGAGTCCCATACTTTATCAAGATATACTTGAGTTCTATTAGCAGGTTTACGTGTACAGAACTTTTTTAAAGCTATGAAACTATGTCTTGTAACTATTGGAAACATTACTGATAGAATTCTTTAATAGCTGTTACTACAATATTAAGATCATTAGGAATTTCATTATCAAGAGCATCAAGAACACCAATACTGTCCTTAGCAGGATACTCTCCATCAAACTCCTTTACAAATACCTTAATAGGCTTCTTACTCTCTGCATCAAATGCTTGCTTACCAAAGAGAATAATATCAAATTTTCCTTCTGGCGTTATATAGTCGTCTCGTATATAATCATAGTGTTTTTACTAGAAAGTTAATTACTCTTTCCACACTACTTTACCTCTATCTTTCGATAGGTACTGACTATCTCTTATTCTTTATATTTCCAAACAAAACCTGCTGATTTTTTAAAATGTCCTTGACAACACCTCATTAAAGAGGATTTATCAACATTATAAAACCTAGCAGCTTCTGCGCCGCAACTCCATTCTTTTAAAAATTTACCATCTAATGAATATTGAAGAACTGGTTTTCCTTGCAATTTAGTAATTGCTTTTCTCACATTTTCAATATGAGAAAAGGATTTCTTTTTTCCTAAATTTCCTTTAGAGATTTTAAGTTTTACTTCTTTAGGTCTATGAGTTCCTAATAAAGCCTTACTTCTAGCTAAATTAGACTCTGGAGAAAAATGCATATTTTGATTACCATCTCCTCCATCAGTTAAATTAGTAAGATTAAATCCCCATGTTTTAAATTGAGAAATCCAATATTTTTCCCAAAAATCCCATCCCTTGATATTAACTATATCTAACTCTTTAATTAGAACTTTATCTCCTTTGTTTAGAGTACTATTTATCCAATTAGAAGTGTGATTGTGATAATACCCAATAGCTGCATTTCTTTTAGCTAAAGTAAGATGTCCAGATAATCTTTTATTCAAATTTTCTGTAGTCTTCCCAACATATCTTATATTGTCAGGATTAGAACTACTACTTAATGTGTAAATTTTAACTTCCATATACCTGAATTTTTGTGCAAAAATACACAAAATATTTGAAATAAACAACAGGTAAAATAGAAAAATGTTGTAATATAAAGAAGACCCCATTTCAAACACTAGTAATTAACTAATGCCTTACTTGCACGATACTGCAATAGTCGATGCACACGCCCACTAGAATATGCCTTTCTAGCTGCTTGGCTCAGGATTACCATATACATTAGTACTTAGGCTTCCCTGAATTAGGGGTAACACAGGCAGACATTATGCTACCATCTTCCCAGTAGTCTTAAATTTATAGGAGATACTATCTCCATTCTTATCCTTATACTCTTCATAATGAGCACAGCAGATGATATTCTTATCTTCAGGAAGACCCTTGAAAGCATCAAAGATAAGACCCATACCATAACCAATCTGCTTAGGTGTCAATTTGTTATCCTATAGGT